GCAATAATTGGATATACTCTTTTATACGCATTAGTGGACTTTCCAATGAAACCATCTTTGATGATAACATTATTTTCTTGCGAATCACCCAAAAGAAGGCATCCAGAAGTATCTGAATCATCATTAACACAATGGATAAGAACATACTGAAAATTAACAACATCACAAATTTCCAACATACCTTTATGTGATGTTTTAAATCGTTTTTTGTATCTTTCATTAAACCCTCCTTCATTTCTAAAGTTTATGTTATAAATACCACTAGGTATTCTAGTTTCTCCTTTTACTTTTAATGCTCTATGCTCATCTTCTAAGGTATAACACAAGAACCTCATGCCCATTTCAGACTCCTCAAAAAGAAGTCCATTAGTGCAATCAGCCTGGCTACTAAACCTTAGAACTTTGAGCTTCATTAGATTGAAGCTACAAATACCTCTACATCACAAGCTGCAACACTTGCTTCAGCAGACATTACAAAAGCAGCATTATGTGATACTGCTCCTTGTGCTATATCAGAACTATCTACCGCATCAAAACTAACCCCTCCTAAAATGAAAGATTTACCTGCCTCTAGTTTTATAACCATAGTATCTGTTCCAAAAACCTTCAAATTTACATAATTAGTGTCATCTAAATTTGTTACTCTGATATATTTTACATTAGAAGCATCTAGAGATCCTTGTCCTGTTGCACCTAATTGTAATATAGATGTAAAAGCAGAAATAGGAACTTCTACTACTCTGTTATATACTTCATCAATAGAACCTATAGTAAGAGTGTTTGTATTACCATAAGCTTGTCCATTAAGAGTAACACTATCAGTTAATGTTACTGTTAAATTTGCGTTTGTTACTGTTGTTGCCATTTTTTTTTGTTTTTTTTAGTTATCTAATTCTTTTATATAGATTTCTTCATCTATTTCTTCTGTGTCTATTCTTGTGCCATCTCCAACCCATTCAATATGATTTAAAGATGTGTAATTAGAAAGAGTTATATTGCTATTAAACTTTCTTTTACTATCTTCTATTTTTTCAGTTGTAGAAACAACTCTTTCTGTGCCTTCTATGTTTTTTCTCATAAAAGATACATTCTCCTTTTTTAACTCCTTGTACTGATCTTCTGTTAGTAAATAATAATTCATTATATTTCAGTTGTAGTTGAACCTCCAGCTATTGTAAAATTATGATTAGAAACAGAAGCATTTCCATTCCCTTCAAATTGCCAATAGCCCTTTAAATTTGTAGATGCAGAATGTGTTGTAGCATCCATTCTTGTTCCAGAATTATATAAAGAAGTTACTTCACTTGCACTTAATTCTTTATCCCATATTGTTAAATCATTATATAAAGTAGCACTACTATTCCCTGCCTTGTTTTGGTCTTGACTTCCATACACTCCCCTAGCACCAACACTCCATAATCTATCATCTGTCGCACTCATAGGAATTGTACTAATATTAGCAGTTCCTGCATTTGTTTGAATTGGAGCAGAACCCGCACTATTTGCGTTCCAATATAGTTTTAAACTACTAGCTAAATTAGTAGATGCTTTTGTAATAGTTATCATAGTAAAATCATCATCCCCTACATATCCTCTATTTGTAGCACTCCAATATGAACTTCCTAAACCAGCAGCACTATATCCAGCAGCATAAGCTCCAGAGTTTGCGTGAAAAAGCCATTGCCCATCTTTATACCAAGTATTAGAGCTAGTAGTTTTGTTTCCATAACGTACTTGTATTCTATTGTTAGATTCGTTATATAAAACTTTTATACCATCTTCTACTTGATATGAAGTATTGTTCTTATGCCCAACAACAAAATGAATATTAGTATTTAATGATGAACTCCAACCTGCTTTAATCCAAAATGATATTGTCCAAGCATCTCCCCCTACAAAATTAAATGTATCAGAGCTGTCTACAAAATATACAGCATTAGATGTTCCTGTGCTTATAGTTTTACTTAAAGCATAAGAATCTGAAAAAGATGGTGCAATATAATTATCTATGCCATAAACATTAGCAATATTAGAGGCTTGTATGCCATTTATATTAGCAACATTACCAATTTGTACGTTATTTATGTTAGCTATATTAGGCATCAATTTCTATATAAGTGGCATCTGGATTAAAAAATATTTTTCCATTAGCTCCTGTTTCAATATTATACCCTATAACCCTTACAATACCAGAAGTTGGTACATTTCTATTACATTGTCCAGCAACACTAGATAAATATAAAGGTAGTCCAGCACCAGTACCAGGAGATGCATCTACTGTTACCACTCCTCTTATCAACATACCTACTTCCGATGGCAATCCTGTTCCTAAAGCAACACCTAGCATATTTTTAGATGTATTGACAGAATCAGAATCTGCTAAAGCCCATACTATATCGCTACCACTAGTAACCATGTAGTAGATTTTACCCACAACTACTGTTAATTCGGATGTTCCTCCTAAAAATAATATATCTCCTTCTCCATCTCCGATAGTTGTGGAACTAGGAACAAAGTTCCTAGAACCAAACTTCTCGTATGACTTTTTAGTAGTTGCCATTTAATTAATCTATTTTAGTAATAAGTATTGTTACAGCTCCACTTGAAGGTGCAGAATTAAAATCTACAGTTACAACAGAAGCAGAAGTTCTAACTACTTGTGCATATACAGTATCATAAGTTGTAGAATCATACATTTGAACTAGTACATCTCGTGAACTCAAACCATGACTTACCGCTATAGAAGCAGATCCTCCTATTGCAGCTTTATATGAACGAGCAGCTAATCCAGCAGGTGTTACAGCTTTAGTAGAGTTTGATCCTGCTAATGCTTCAGTAGTAGAAGCTAATTGCACAATACCCTTAGTTCCTGTAGCAGCATCTGGCTCATCTCCTGTGTTTGTTCCGGAAACTGCAATATTTGCTACGTTACCTAAACCTACCATAGCTTTAGTAATACCACTAACAGTTCCTGTAAATGTAGGACTTGCAGTTGGTGCTTTTGTACCTAAAGCAGTTGTAATTGTTGCAGCATAATCATCATCATCTCCAATAGCTTCAGCTAATTCGTTTAATGTGTTTAAAGCTCCGGGGGCCCCTCCTACTAAATTACTTACAGCAGTTGTTACATAAGCAGTTGTTGCTATTTGTGTAGAATTTGTTGCAGCACTTGCAGTTGGAGCAGCAGGTGTACCTGTTAAAGTAGGACTTGCAGTATTTGCCTTAGCATTTAAAGTAGTAACTTGTGAAGATGACATAACACCAGATACAGATGTTGTAGCTACAGGAATTGTTGCGTTTGTACCATCAGAAGATGTTATTACTCTTGCGGCAGTAGTTCCTGTGATACCTAAATTTGTGCTAACATTATGATTAATATCAGATACTTTTGCACTATTTAGAGTAATTTTTTCAGCTTGTGCTGACGTTATACCTGTTTTAGCTGTATTAGCAGTTATAGCAGATGCTTGAGAAGAGGTAATCCCCGTTTTCGCAGTGTTTGCAGTTATAGCAGATGCTTGACTTGAACTAATGCCAGTTTTTGCAGTATTAGCTGTGATTGCAGATGCTTGACTAGTTGTTATTCCTGTTTTAGAAGAGTTTGCTATTACAGCAGCCGCTTGTTCATCTGACATTGCTCCCCACGCAGAGGTAGTAGCAGCTGGAATTGAAGCATCATCCCCATCTGAAGAAGTAATTACAAGAGAACTATTAGTTGCAGTAACATCTAGATCAGTTGTAACATTGTGATTTATATCAGATACTTTTGCACTGTTGGTAGAAATTGCACTTGCTTGTGCTGAAGAAATTCCTGTCTTAGCTGTGTTCGCAGTAATTGCAGATGCCTGTGAAGAAGTAATACCTGTTTTACTAGTATTAGCAGTAATTGCACTAGCTTGTGAAGATGATATACCTGTTTTAGCCGTATTTGCAGTAATTGCTGAAGTTTGTCCAGAAGTAATTCCTGTCTTAGCAGTATTTAATGCTATAGCATCTGTTACTGAAGAGTCTAAGTTTACTGTAGCTGCTCCAGTCGTTCCACCAGAAACATTAATATTAGTTCCACCAATTACCTCTGTAATATCTCCTGTTGCACTTGATAATTCAACCCAAGAACCATTAAGTCCAACGTAAACTACATCTTCAGTAGTGTTTTGGAAAATCATTCCTTCTACTACAGAAGCGGGATTAGTAGCTAGTTGTTGTAGCACCATATTAAGTGCTTGATTGTCATTAAACTCAATGTTTCCCTGAACATCTAAGTCATGTAAAAATTTAATTGCCATTTTTTTTGTTTTTTATTATTTATTTATTATTAATTAGTTAAAGTAAGCCTTGCCTATAAAAGAAGCCTTAAATGTTAAAGTTATTTGATTTAATGAGTCGTAATCTACCTGTCCTATTACTTTAGTTCCAGCAGAGTCTACCACCGAAACACTTGGAAATTTATTTAAGTTATGAGTAACAACCCATGTTGAGCTTGTTGTGTTTTGAGTATGTACATAATTTTTATCTGATTCAGCAGATGATGCAGCCGCAATATACGCATTTGCTGGTGTAAATTTAAAATTACCACTTCCATCAGTTACAAGAATTTCATTTACAACTTCTAAATCTGTAGTTATAAAACTAAATCCTGAATCTACATCTTCAACAGGTGTTGTAGTAGTTAAGCTTGGAACTCCTGTTATAGTTACTACTCCAGAATTATCATCTACAGCAGTAAAACTAGCGTGTGCATCTAAAGTAGATTGTAAAGCATCAGCTACTTGAATATCTGTTGCTCCTGCGCCTATTGATGTTAAATCTACTTCAATAACACCTCCAAAACCAGATGGAATTGCCATAGCTTCTGCGCTAACTATTTTAAAATACACAGCATATCTTACAGCATCTTCACTAGAATATAAGCTAAAGTATCTTAAATGCAAACTATTATTTATGTCTGCCAAACAAACTACACTATGCGTACTAGTGTACCCAGCTTTTACCCAATCTACATTACCTGTTGCATTTTTTGTAGATATTGTTCTTTTTCTAGCTGGTTTAAATCCTTTAGGATTGTGTATTTGCGAATCTTCTAGATTATTGTGGTGTTTCATTTCTTTTAATATGTTATTATCCCATGTCTTTTACTTACTCCGCTACTGCTACTACCACAACAAGATCCTGCACAACCCTTCCATTCTTTATAAATGGCTCTATTATCATCTAAATATATGTGCATTTTCTTTTTAAAAGTTTCTGCTTTTTTATATGTTTCTTGTCTTAAAAAATTTAATTTTTTTTCACTAACAGGACTTGTAAAGTCTGCTAAATTATCTACTACTCCTTGTGAAGTAGTATTATATGTTATATCAGGCAATATTTCAAATTTAACACAAAATGCTAAATAGTCTTTAATATATGGAACTAATGTGGCATAACTACCTCCTGAAACAGCATTGTACAAATCTTCTCCTAAAAATGGCTTGACATGATTAAGCTCTGCTATCTCAATAAAAGTAGATTTTATTAAGTGAGTATCAAAATTAGCATTAGTCATTGCTCTATCTACTACTTCAGTTGTCGTTATCAGTGCCATTTTCTTTATTTTTGTCGTTATTTTCTTCTTTTTTCCCGGCTGACTTTTCTTCCATTAACTTTAACATTTCTTGCTCACTTAACTCTGGCAAATGAAATATTTCTCTTCCTTCTTTAATTGATATATATTCAGAAGGTGCTATAGCTCCTAATAATGAAACAGGAGGTTTTGTGTAAAAAGATAAATCACTAACATTTATTCCTTTTTCTACCTTCAATATTTTTTTAATACATTTAAGAAACATTTGTTGTGGTTCTTTTATAACCGTACTCATAGCTATATCATAAGCAGTAAGTATTTGTTGATTGTTTCCTAATTGTCCTGCAACTTGTATTCCAGATAAAGCTGGATTCCATCTATGCGCAGATATAATGTTGTCATTAGTTATTTTTTGCAACTCCATAAAAGAACCATCACTAGTATCATTTATAATATTTACACTTGTAGCATCCCCATCTCCATTTTTAGCTATAAACAATATTTTTGAATTATCTCCAGCACCTGTTAATTTAGCAACAGCATCATCTATAAAGTCTTGAGCTTCATCTTCTCCCATATCTGCGTTTAACTCAACGATTGCACTAGGCATAAAACCATTTTTGAAGCGTGTGAGATTATAAACTCCTATTTGATTTGCTATACGAATGTGGTCTAAGGCCGCACAATAATCTGGCATCCCATAATAGTAATATGTACTCTCATAATCTGCAAAATGAATCATAGTACGATATATATTCCCATTGTCCTCTTTTTTAAAATCAGGATAAATAGGAACTTTTCTCATATCATCTGGAAATCTTCTAGCGTGTTCCCAATCAGGATGTAATAATATATGCTTTCCACCTTTATGTACTCTAGCTGTAGTTCCATCTTGATGAAAAAAGTTTAGATAACCCTGCCCTACAACTACTTCCATATATGCATTACCTAACTTCCAATAATCAGACAATACTTTTTTTGCAACATCATCCATAGACTCCCCATAAACATTAA